GCCGCACTGCCAGTGGCCTGGCTCGCCGACCACCGGGCACGCCGTGCGCTCGGCACAGTCGGGGGCGCACGCCTCCGTCGTCGCGTCCCCGGCCCCGGTGCGGTCCGTGGGGGAGGAGGAGGTCACGCGACACCGACCAGAAGCGTCAGGCGCGACAGCTCGCCGTCGTCGAAGTCGTAGTCGACCGGGTAGCGGCCCGGCTCGGTCGCCACCTCGCTGGCGCAGTCGGGCAGGCTGTCGGCGAGCTGGACCGCGCAGCCGTCACCGGGGGTGCAGTAGCCGACGCCGCCCAGCCATCGGTGCTGGACGCCGTGCTCCGGTTCCTCGTGCAGGTGCTCGCCGAACGCCCCGCTCTCGTCGGCGTTGGCCTTGCGGGTGCAGTCGATGCACTCCCACCAGACCCGGCACTGCTCGGTACGGCCCGGGCACTCGATGGCGTAGTCGATCTCCGGGTAGTCGGTGCAGTCGTCGCACCGGCCGTCCGGTGGGCACTCCGGGCACGGATCGAACGTGACGATCAGAATGTGCGGGTCGGTGCTCATGAATCGGTCCTCTCGGTGTCGTCGGGCAGAGCGCAAGCGAGGGCGGCCAACGCGTCGGCTGCCACGCAGGCGTCGCACCAGCGGTAGGCGCCGTACTGCGCGCCTCTGGTGCGTCCGCTGAGCGGGTCAGAGCAGCGACCGCGGGTGAAGGTCTCGCAGCGGTCGCCAGCGATCAGGCGCAACGCTTCGTCGGCGGCCCGCACACCGGCGAGCAGGCCGGGTAGGGCGTTCACCGCGGCCACGATCAGCGCGGCGTCGGCGGGTCCGACCTCGACGACCTCGGCCAGGCGGCTGTCGAGCACGATGGCCTCGTCTTCGCGCACGGCCACGAGCCACGGCAGCGAGTTGTCACCAGCCAGGGCGGTGTCGAGGCGGTCCAGGTGGGAGCGGAGGTTGGCGGTCATCGGAGGCCCACCAGATCCGTCTCGCGCACACCGAGCGCCTCAGAGACGGCAGAACGAGCCTCAGCGAGTTCCGCCTCGACCTCCTCCACCCGCTTGACCGCGCGGTCGCGCTCGCGGCGGGCATAGGCAACCCGCTGTTCTGCGAGGGCCAGGTGCTGCACTGCCTGTGCGCGTGGGTCCAGTTCGACCGGCGCCTCCTGAGGCTGGGGCTCGTCGCTCATGTCGCTGCTCCGTTCGTTGGTGTGGCGTAGGGCGGCCCGTCGAGGGCGGCCAGCAGTTGCTCGGAGGCGACGTCGGCGGGGATGCGGTCCGGGTGGGCGCGCCAGCGGTCGGCGAGGGACTCGATGCGCTGCCGGATGGCTTCGACCTCGGTCACGCGACCACCTCCAAGCCGAGCAACGCCTGCTGTTCGTCAGGAACCCTGCCGGGACGTGTGACAGGCGCCGGAAGGTCGCGTTGCTTCTCCAGCCACTGCTCCCGGTAGAGCCGGTTCGCCTCGGTGCAGACGCCGCACCGGCAGCCGTGCTCCACGTAGCGCGTCCGGTCGTGGACGATCTCGGGGAAGCCGATCTGCATGAACTCGTCGATCAGCGCGTCTCTGCGCTCCTCGGCCGAGACGCCTCCCCACACCCCGTCGGGCTCGTCGGCGCCCGCCTTTCGGCAGCGGACCAGCACTGGACAGCCGGCACACACCGCCTGCGCGGCGGCGATGCTGACCGGGTCGTCGGAGAACCACAGGTTCGGGTCGTGGCCGCGGCACGCGCCGGACAGCTGCCACGCGGTCACCGGACGCTCCGTACGGTCGTCCGGGTGGACAGCGACCGCATCCGGCGCATCGACCCGCCCCGAGCGGTCGAGGTGTGGCATGACGGCCGCTGGGTTCCCGGGGTCCAGGACGCCTGGGTCAGGTGGCCGTCAGGGGAGTGGTACGCCAGCGTCTCGTACTCCACCGACCACGAGTGGGGGCGCGGCAAGTACGTGAAGTCGGTTCCCGAGGAGTGGGTGCGACTGCCCGGGTAGGCGGTCATGCGACCGCTCCAAGCACGTCGGGCAGCAGCAACCGCAGCGCCGCCGCAGCCTGCTGGGGCACGACCCCATTACCCAGCGCCTTAAGCTGAGCATCGCGACGCGCAGAGGCGAGCCGGCGACCCGTGAGGACGCGCCCCTTCTTGTCGGTCATCCCGTCCCAGATCGCCGGGCCCGTGACCCATCCGTCAGGTAGCCCCTGCATCCACTCGACGAACCGCGGAGAGAGACGTTCGCCATTCTTCCCGCCCGACTCGCGGGGTGGCGGCGCCGGCCGGGTCAGGTCTTCCCATCGGCGAATCGCGGGTTCGTAGTCGCCCCAAAGCGTGTGCGTACTACGGCGTCCGTCAGCGTCACATTCGAAGTCGAGTTCCCGCCCGATCCGTGGGCGTCCATCGTCGTCGGAGTCGGCAGCAGCCGGGTCACTGCCGAGGGCAGCATCAGATCGCCCGATGATCCGCGCTGATTCGGCCCGCCCTTCGAGCCGTCGGTGGCTTTCGGAGTCGGGAGCAACGAGATCGTCGTCCGCAAGTCCATCCCACCGGTTCCATGAACGCCCGGCCCGTTCGCGTCCGAGACGGCCGGCGTCGGCAATAGGCCAGGCGGCGACGAACGCGCGGAACCTCTCGTGCGGGGCCCCGACGTCGCTCGCCTGCACGCCCTGCCACTCCGCATCGAACCTGATGTCGGCCAGGTCGCCGAGTACGGCACCGAGTGCCCGCAGAAGGACTCCATCGGCGTCTCCCACACACCACGGGCAGGGTTCCACGTCGCAATTGGCCTCAGCACTGAGCAGTCCTCTCACGTTCTCGATCACCACGAGCTGTGGGCGAAGCTGGTTGATGGCGTGGGCGAACTGAGCCCACAGGCCGGAGCGAGTGTCGGGCCGCAGACCCTTGCGAAGGCCAGCAGACGAGACGTCCTGACACGGAAACCCCCCGACCAGCACATCCACCGGCTCAACCTGAGACCAGTCGACGGCGGTGATGTCGCCGAGGTTGGGCACGTCGGAGTAGCGGTGGGCGAGAATCTTGCAGGCGCCCGGGTCAATCTCGGAGTGCCAGGCGACGGTGCCGCCCAGGACGGACTGCACGCCCTGCTCGAGTCCGCCGTAGCCGGAGAACAGCGAGCCGATGCGCGGGCCGGTCATGGCGTCCTCAGCTCGAGGTCGTCCACGTACCGGCCGTCGTCGGTCAGGAAGACCCACCGGTCCCCGATGAGCACCGGGGTGGACTCCGGCCGACTCGAGGTGGACACGATCCAGCCCGCGTCCCGGGACGCCTGGGGGTTGGCGTGGTGATCACGGTGACAAGATCGACACGCGGCTAAGGCGTTCGAGGGCCGGTGATTGCGGGTCCTGCGAGCAGCCCGGTGGTGCAGGTCCGTCGCCTCTGCTGCGCACGTCTCGCAGCGACCCCCGCATCGGGCCATGACCAGCGCCCGGGTGTCTGCGGACCAGTCGCCGGTCTTCGTCGCCCCACGGGGCTCCTGGGCGGGCTGGCGGGGTGCCCGCTTCGCAGCCGTGCGGGCCAGCGGAGTCTTCCGGTTCAGGCTGAGCGGGCCGCGGGCGAGGCCGACGGTGCGGCGCAGGGGCTCGCCACGCTTCACGACGTCGCCTTATCGGGCGGATACGGCAAGACGGGGTCGCCAGGTCGGTGATCGAGGGCGGCAAGGTAGATGCGGTCATCGGTGACGGCTTCGAGCGCCGACTTGTGGCCGTCATTCGAATTGCCCCAATCGCGCAGCCAAGCGCTGACGGCAGCAACGGAGCGACGCTCGACGCCGCAGGCGATCAGCTTGCGAGCGAATTCCGCCCGCGACTTCGCTCGCCCGTAGATGTAGCACTGCCTTACGTGCCGCGCCTGGCTCAGCGCCTCAGCGCTGACGTTTGACGGGCGCATGATCGTTGCCGACCACAGCGGGAGGTCGCTCATCCCGCACCGCCTTCGCCCTGCCGCCGCTGCGCCTCGGCGACGACCTCGCGGAACTCGGCGAGATACCGCTCGGCTACGGGCCGGGGCGCGGTACGGGCCTGAGCGGGGAGGTCAGCGCGGGCAGGCTGGGGGGTCCAGCCCTGCCGCTGCAGCGCGGTGATGAACCGGTCAGCATCGGCGCGGGCATCGGTGTGGGTGCGGTCGAACTCGTCGGCCAGGTCGGAGACGGCACGGAGGCGCATGGCGTCGGGGGTCATGGCTCACGCTCTGCGAGCTCGCGGCCGTCTAGAGACGCGTGGACGACCAGCCAGGCGGTCGAACCGTCGTCGCGGAATACCGCCTCGGTGCGCGGGCCGCACACGCACTCCTCGCCCTGGATGTCGTGCTCGACCCCGTCGTTGTCGGGCCAGACGTGTGTCGGCGATTCGCCGTCAGTGTGATGACTCCAGGTGGTCATGCCTGCCCCGCCACCTTCCGGATGCGCTCAGCGGCGGCGTCGCGAACCATTGCCGCTGCGACTTCGTAGGCGTGCGCGTGCGGGTCTCCGCCTCCCGTTTCCAGCTCTTCGGCCATCGCTTGAAGCTCCTCCGCCACGGCCTCGTACCGGGCACGCTGGTCAGCGAGAGCCTGAGCGATGGCATCCTCGGCTGACTCCGCGTCGTCCATCACGGCGGCGCGGTACGCGACCCTGAACAGATCGGCCGCTATCTCCCGCTCGGCGTCGGTGGGTGTTGCAGGAGTGGGGGTCACGACGAGGACCCGCGCTCAGCCCGTGAAGCCTCGCCAGCAGCGACGCACTCAGCCCTGTCGGGAGCGCTGGCGATGTGCTGCGGGTTGACCCCGGCCTCCTTGAGCCACTGCCACACCCACTCGTCGCTGTCGCCCATCTCCAAGATTGCGGTCAGGTCGCGGGCCACCTCGTCGGGAACGTGCCGTAGCAGGTAGGCGATCGCGAAGTGGTGCGCCATGTCGGCGTACGCATCGCCCATCTCCTGCACGTCGGCTACCGGCGCCGCAGTGAAGTCCTTGATCCGGCGCATCAGGTGCCGACCAAGGCCGTGCGCGGCGTACGACTGGGCCGCGTAGTAGTTCGAGAGTTGCGCGGCCGTGACGTCAAGATCCGCCGGGTGCGGCACCACCTGGTCGGCCGGCCGGATGTCGCCGGTGGGAACGAGCGGGTTCATGTCGCGGCACTTGGCTTCGGGGGCGTGCGGTGCCTGCTCGAACCGGCGCAGTGTCGCCAGCTCGTCGTCGGTGAACTCGGGGCAGGTCTCGGTGCTCATGCGGACTCCTGGGCGTGGTGGGTGAGCGGGTGGTTGCAGCGGCACCGCCGGCAGTCGCCTCCCGGGCTGTGGGTGTGCCAGCAGAGCCAGCAGTAGGAGCCGCAGGGGCGGGTGGGCGGCTCGTTCTCGCGCGGGGCGTCGAGGGAGAGCGCGGTGGGGGTCACGGCTCGTCCTCGTCGTAGCTGCCGTCGAACTCGAACTGCTCGTGCATTTCCGCAACAAGGCGCACGATTCGCTTGCGCGCTTGGTCCTCGTAATCGCTGGTCCCCGGTTCGTAGTCCTCCCACTCGTCCCACACCTGCCGCAACAGGCCAGCCGCGTTCTCGTGTCGGCAATAGCTCATGCTTCGTGCCATCTCAAATCACCATTTCCAGTTCGAGGAAGACGAGGACGTTCATGCCGTCTCCTCCGCTGCGATCTCGTCGGCCGCCTTCCGTGCCGCGACCTTGGCGTTCCAGCGGTCGCGCTGGCACTGCCGGCAGTGACGGCGGCCCGACGGCGAGTGGTAGGTGTTCGCCTCGTCGTAGGCGTGACCAGCCGGGCAGTGCGTCCGGCAACCAGTCCCGTTGCAGGTGTGCGCGGCTCGGGTCATGGCGACGATCAGGGCGGCCCGCTCGTGGATCGCCAGCAGCGCCCAGTCGGGCAGGTCCGAGTTCCGGGCGATCTCCATGACCGGCTCGACCGTGCGGCGGTCAGCCTCGGTCGCTTCGATGCTCATGCGGACTCCTGGGCGAGGGGGTGGCAGGTGGGGCAGTGCTTGGCGGGCCCGTCGTCGTCGGGCTGGACCCAGCGGTTGTCGCAGTCGCCGCACAGAGGCGGCAGCGGCTTTGGTCTCGCGGCCTCGGCGAGCGCGGCTTCCCACTGCTCGCGGAGCGGCTTGCACGCCCGGCACGGCGGGGCGTCGCGGCCCTGGCCCCGGTGCTTGGGGCAGTTGTCGGGCTCGTCGGAGATTGGGGCGGGGGGCCCTTCCTCCCCGGAGTTCCCAACGAGAGACAAGTACTTACCTGAACCAGAACCTGAACCGATGGGTTGAGGCATGGGTTCGGCAATGGGTTGATCAACGGTTCCTGCAACCGTTGCGGCATGGGTTACTACGAACCCATCGGGCATGGGTTCCCCGCCCGGACCTGACGGGCCACTGGGACCGCCGAGAGCGACCCGGGCGGCTGCGATCAGCGCTTGTCCCTCATCAGCTTTCTTGCCCGTCAGCGGGTCGAGCCGCCCCAGTTCGTCGGCCAGCTCGGCGCGCAGCAGCGGGGACTGGGTGCCCTCGGCGACCAGCAGCAGCGACTTGAGCGCGTTGGGGATCTTGTAGTTGCCGTCGTTGCGGATGAACGACCGGACCAGTACCTCCTCGGTGTCCAGGTCGATGACCACGAACCGCGCTTCGGCCAGCCGGGACAGCGCCATGTCCACGGCCGGGGCATCCCAGTCGGCCACGCACGCGGCCCAGCGGCGGGTCTGCAACGGCAGGACGCCGGCCAGGTTCAGCGACGGCTGCGACAGCAGCAGGAGGTAAAGGAGCTGCGCGTCACCGTCGAGGGCGCGCCACTCCGGGTCGGCCCAGATGCGCAGGTGGATAGCGGCGTAGGAGCGGGCCATCAGGCGCGCCACCCGCAGCAGGGGCGCGGGGCCCATGCCAGGTCGAGGCACACCACACAGGCGTTCGCTGGCGGAACCGTGCGCGCTCGCCCGATCAGCTTCTCGCCGGGGGACTTGTGGCCGCATAGAGCGGTCTGAACGGGCTGAGTGTCCTGACAGTGGCAGTACCCGTGCTGGACTCGGGCACTCGCTGGTGGGGTCGTGGTCTCTGCCGGGGCCGGTGCCATAGTCTGGCTCACGGGTGCCCCTCCTTCCGCTTTGCTCGGATGGGGGTGGTGCCAAGGGCCGGGTAGCGGAGCGCCAACTCCGTCCGGCCCGACTTGCTTGCATTCTCATAATACGGCGTCTGACCTGCGCTTTCGAACGTTTGTCCAGCGTGTCGGGCACTCATCACGCGGCCTCTCGGCGCTCGGCGCGACGGCGACGCGCCCCAGCCGCAGCAGGCACCCGGTGCGCGGCCTTGCACGGCTCGCAGGCGGGCATGTCCCGCCGCGCACGGTGCTGCTGGTAGCCCCGCTCCGACCCGTGCTCCCGCGGCAGCGGCTGCCCGATCACGGGGGGCGGGGACCAGTCGGTCCAGGCCAGCAGCTCCGTCTGCGAGGTGTCCGGGTCGACCATCGCGGCCAGGACGACGGCCAGGGCGTCGTACCGGCCGTCGGGAACACGGGCCAGCACCGCGGCAACGTCGGCGGGCCCGTAGTCCCGCACCGTCCCCACCAGCTCAGCGGCCAGCGGCACCAGCGCGTCTGCCAGCCGCTCCTGCGGGGTCACGCGGCACCCCGATAGCCACGGCGTAGACGGGCCGCCCGGGAAGCCTCACGGCAGTCCCCGCACGGCTGCTCCTTGCGGCGGTAGTGCGCCTTGTACCCAGCCTCCGTGCCGTGGACGACGGGTGCCTGCGAACGGCCGGAGCGCTGTCGGAGCTTCCTCCGCTCCTCAGGGGTCTTGCCAGCCCACACCCCGAACCCGATGTCGTGCTCTAGGGCGTACGCGAGGCATTCGTCCCGCGCCGGGCATGCCCGGCAGGTGGCCTTGGCCTTCGCCGCCGACCCGCCCTTCTCCGGGAACCAGACGTCCGGGTCCGTCTCCGCACACAGGGCTGGCTCGGTGAACCGCGGCAGGTTGCCGAAGTACGGCATCGGGGCGGTCACGCCGTCGCCGCCGCGGGAGCGTGCGCCGGGCACAACTGCGGCTCGGCGAGCTTGTACGGGTTGTAGTACCAGTCCGGTTCCATCAGCTCACGCCAGTTGCTTGCGAGCGCCTCGTACCAGTCGAGGGTCCACTCGCTGCAACCGTCTTCGGAGTCGCAGGTGATGATTGGGAACGTGCCTCTCACGCGGCACCGTCCAGGTCCCGCAGGAACTTGCTCAACGCCTGACCCGGCACGCGGATCGAACGGCCGACCCGCTTCGCCTGCAGCTCGCCCGACTCGACGAGGCGGTAGATCGTCATCTTGGACACCCGCAGCTCCCGGGCCACCTCGGCGACGGTCAGGAACGTGACGTCCGACGGCCGCATCAGCGGCTTCGTGCGGTCACCCCGCGGCGGGCGGGTGGTCTCCCCACCTGCCCGCACGTAGGCGACAGTGCGGGCAGAGACGCCCAGCAGCGTCCCCGTCTGGCCGGCGGACAGGCCGCGCCGCTCGCACAGGTCCACGGCGGCGGTGAGTTCGGCGGCTTCGAGTCGGATGGTGCGGTCGCCGTCGCAGGCGCGTTCCACGGCGACGTCGTCCACGTCCGGCGCGCTCACGCGGCACCGCCGTTGGCGATCGCCAGCAGCACGTCGGCGTGGCACGGCACCCGGTTGCCCTGAGCGTCTTCGAGCGGACACCAGCAAGCGAGGTCGCGGCCTGCGAGTTCGCTGCGCAGGCGGTCCAGCTTGTCGTCGTCGTACTCGTAGCTGCCCATCGGGCCGATGTGCAGTGCGAACCGTTCGACAGCTTCTCGCCGAGCCCAGTCGGGATCGGTGGACTGTCCGAGGAACCGGTCGCGCTCCCACAGGTCGGACTTGTGCGCGAAGGTCGACGCGCTGAACGGATTGCCCCATTCGGTGGGACGCCCGACGTAGACAGTGCCCTCCGGCATCCGCCATCCCTTGCTGCGCTTCCGCTGGATGCGCTGCGGGCCGCTCGTCGCGGCACCGTCCTGCTGGTCCTGCTGCCCGTCTCTGGGCATGTCTTCCCCCTGGGTGGTGCGGTAGGTGTGCGGTGTGCGGGCACGGCGCCAGACCGCGGGTTAGGTGGGCTGGTCCTCGCACGGGCAGCTACTACTTGCCGCGTCGGGCTGCGCTTCGAGTCCGTCGAGGGCGGCGTTCACGCGAGCCCATAGGCGTTTGCTCTCCGGGTCGGCACGCCACTCGGCCCAGACCGCTCGGTAGTGCGCGGCAATCGGGCAGTCCGGGTGCAAGTGATCAGCCACCTCAGTCCGCCAGACGCGGGTGGTGGCGAAGTGCTGCCTCGACCGCTATGGCCTTGCGCGTGTAGCCCTCGGAGCCGGTCGCGACGATCTCGCCGTTCGCCGCTCGGACGCGGAACCTGTAGGCGTCACGCGTGTGGCCTTCGGGCTGCCCGCTGACGTAGACCTCCACGGTGTCCCCGTGCGTCGTCGTCCAGGTGACGGTGTCCATCAGAACGGCACCTCCGCAGGGAGGGCCTGACAAGGTGTGAGGAGCGGGACGGTGGTGAAGTTCTTTCGGCGCCGGCATTCGACGCGACACGAGTCGCAGAGTCCGTCCTCCTGCGTTGGCCGCCGGAGGCAGCGGTCGTTGTAGGGCGAGGTCGGCCAATTCAGCGTCACGCAGCAGCAGCGGAACTCCGGGTGCGGGTCGTCCATCACGCCGCCCCCTCGTACTGCCGGGCCAACCACACGGGCGGGCGCAGCACCTCCACGCCGGCGGTGTAGCTGGGCCACTCGTCGGCCTCGGTGCAGGCGGCGTAGACGGTCAGCGCCTCAGCGACCTGCTGCCGGCCGATCGCCAGCCACTCGTCGCCCAGCTCGTACACGCCCACCAGGTGGGGGGCGGTCTTTTCGACGACGATGTGCACGAACCGCACTCGGTCGGCCAGGCCCAACGCCTGCACGGCGTCGATGTACCAGGCCGCGGACAGGGCGTAGCCGTAGTCGGCGACCGCGGACGCGTACTTGCGTGGGGCGGCCGACGCGGCGGTCTTGAGATCCACGATGGTGGCCGTGCCGTCGCCGTGGACGGTCAGCCAGTCCAGGCGGGCGCGGCGGTCGATGCCCGTCGTCCAGTCCGTCCAGAACGCGGACTGCTCCGGCTTGCCGTCCTCGAGCAGCGCGGCGGCCTCATCGTTGGCGCGCACCGCGTCGGCCATCGCCTGGACCGTGACCAGCTCGTGGGCCAGCAGCGGGATGTCGCCGCGCTTACGGATGGCGTCCCGGTGGTCGCGGGCGCTGACCGTCTTGTAGTCCTCGGCTTCCACCTGCACGTCCGGACAGGGGACCTTCTTGCCCTTGTCGTCGGTCGTCGCGGGTCCCTTGACCGTCTTGAGCACGGTCACGAGGTCCCCGCCGACGCCCAGGACGAGCTTGTGCACGGCGTGGCCGATGTCGAACTCGTTCCGCCCCTCCGGTGGGTTGTCCTGCTCGTGGCGGAACAGGGCCGGGCAAGACGGGGCGAGCAGCTTCTTCGCACCCGACGCGGACAGGGCGTGGTGCGCGAAGTAGTCCGCCTCCGGGTAGCCGTCCACGAGCCCCACAGGGGCCAGGGCGGCGATGCCTGCGCTCCCGAAATCGCCCCTCTGGGCGGTCACTGGTCGCCTCCGCACACGCGCTGGCACTTGCACCACGAGGGGTGCTCGTCCGGGCTCGGAAGCACGGCGAAGTGGGCGGTGAGGGCGGCAGCCTGGCCTGCGGCCACGTCCTCGTCGTACTCGCGCTGCTCTCGCTCGAAGTGGCCCCTCTGGGCGGTCAAGACGCCACCGCCAGGGGGGTCGGCTGGTAGCAGTCCGGCCGCCCCACGCACGCCGTCGCCTGGCCGTGCAGCGCGTGCCCCTCGGCGAGGACGCACCACCCGGTGGCCGTCCACATGCCGCACACCGGGGGCGGGTCCTGCTGAGCCGCTGCGGTCACCGGTTCAGCCCGGCGGCTCGCGCGATCGTCTCCGTGACGATTTCAGAGGCCGCGGTGCGCACTCTGACCAGCGCCTCGCCCTTGGCCTGATCTACCGCCTTCCGAAGCTCCGTGCTGAAACGAGAGTCCACGGCTTCGCGGATCAGCTTCTGCGCTCGCGTCTCGCGCCGGTTGTACTCGCCGACCTGTTCGGTCAGGTACTTCTCGGCTTCGGTGCGGATCATTGTGGCGACCGTGGTCGGCTCACCCGTGGGCTGCCCCCAGTGATCCGTTCGGCGGATGCCCTGTTCGAAGACCTCCGCGACACGGACGTTGATCTGTTCCTGCACCGCAGACCGGATCTCGTTTTCGATGATCGGGGCGAAGCGGTCGGCGAGCAGCTCCGTCGCCCCGCCGAGAAGCCGTGAGACCACGGGGCTGCCGTACTCCTCGTCGGTCTCGTGGTCGTAGCCCTCGGGGACGAATGCGTGCAGCAGCGCCTCCGGGTCGATGGTGATGTGGACACCACTGGTCGGCTGGATGGTCTCGGCACTGGTCATGCTGCGTTCCCTTCGGGGGTGGCGAGCTCTGCTCGGCGGGCGGTGACGGCCTTCTTGATCGCTTCGAGCTGCGGGTCGGTGAGGTGACCGGCGCGGTGCACGTTCACCGCAGTCGTGGCGAGCCGGTTCACGGCCGCGACGTCAGGCGCGTTCTTCACGTCCAGCGCCAGCTCCTCGTAGGTGGGGGGCTTCGGCGGCTCCCCGGCTTCGGCGCGCTCCTCGGGGCTCAGCTCCCCGCCGACGACTTCCCGCAGGTCGCGCGTGTGGGCGGTGCCCGGGTCGCACTTGAGCAGCTCGAACACGAGGCGCTCGATGGAGAACTCGCCCTTGATCGGCTGCGGGTCATCAGCCCCCGGGCGGATACCGGCGTGTACCGACCGGGCCCCGACCACCAGCGGGTCGGCGGTGCGGCTCATGCGCACCCACACGGTGGCGTCGAACGGCAGGGTGCGATGGCCCTCGACCCGGTAGTCCTTGCGGCCGTCCCGGTACGGCTGGCCCGTCGCGGGGTCCGTGGCCGAGACTTCCTTGCCGCGGGCGGTGCCGACGACGATGCCGGGGAACGTGAGCATGTGGGTGATGACCCGGCGGTAGCGGGCTCCGGCCAGGTTCCACAGGTTGCGGGAGATGTCGACCTCGGCGGCCGGGTCCTGGCGCAGCTTCGCCTTGTTCTTGTCGGACTTCTTCGCCTGCTCGGTCGTCCAGTCCTTCAACGACTCCCACAGCGCCGACAGGGAGTCCACGATGAGGACGACGGGCGGCTCCCCGGCCTGAGCGGCGCGCTGCGCCTCAGCCTTCACCGCCTCGACTTGGGCAAGGATGTCGGCGTAGGTGCCGTCGTGGTCGATGACCTCGTACCGGGCACCCGGGATGGCGCCGTACTCGTCGGCCGCACCCTCGCCCAGGTCGATCCAGTAGGTCTGGCCGACCTTCTCGGATGCGGACAGGGCGGCGGCGGCCCACGACTTGCCGGCCTTCTCAGCGCCCTCGACGAGGATGAATGGCCAGGGAACCGTGCCCGAAGGCTTGCGGGACTTGATCGCGCTCATCGCGCCACCGCCTGCACGTCGGCCATGACGGCGGCCAGGGCCTCGTAGACGGTGGGCTTCGCGGCGGTCATCAGGACACCCGCCTGACGATCGGCTCCGGCGACGGCTCGTACCGCTCCATGTCCATGAGTCGGCGGACGGAGACGACGGAGGGGACTCCGACGGTGGCGGCCATGCGGGCGACGCGGGAGTCGCGGGTGCGCTGGTCGGCGTCGCACAGATCGGCGAGGGTCATCGGTCACCCCTCCAGGTCCGGATGGTGGACAAGAACAGATGTAGACGAGCCGCCGGCGCGTGCTCGGCGCAGACTCCCGTGCGCATCCCGGCCGGCCAGTTGCTGTGCCGGACCTCGTAAACGGCGGTGTCGTCGCACCCGCGCTGGCCGCACATGCCCTTCCGGACCCACGCACCGGTCGGCGAGCTTGCGGTTGGGGCGCTCATCGGTCCACCGCCGGGACGACGATCGCGCCGTCAGGGGAGGGCTGTATGTCGAAGCGGGCGTCGAACTGCTGCGCGAGGATGCCGAACGGGACCGCCATGCAGCAGAGCGCGAGACCGATGGACGCGCCCATGCCGGGGTGCGGGATGCCGGGGCGGGGACGTGGTGGCGGGTTGTCGTGCTCGGCGCAAAGCACCGCGTCGGCAACGTCGCGAGCGACGGGCCGGCCGCACCAGCAGCGGGGCGGCTGGGCTGCCCGGTCGAGTCGTGCGCGGTCCGCCATGCGGGTGGTGCGGAAGGCGATCACGCTGGCACCTCGGCGAACCACAGAGAAGCCAGGTAGGCGACCCCGGCCTCCTTGTGCTCGTGCTTCGGCTCCCACGACCCTTGGATTGCCTTGAGGTGCCGAATCGCGGATCGCGCGTCGACGCCCTCTGTCGGCACGAACCGGGTGTCCGCGGGCAGGCCCCGGAAGAACCAGGTCTGCTGGAACTCGATCCAGGGGCGGGCACTGCCGCGGTTCAGGCGGAAGTCCTCTGGGATCTCGCGGTACGGCGGCAGCAGGTCCATTGCCCGAGCTCCGAACGCCATGTCGAGGTCGGTGACCTCTTCGGGGCGGTGCGGCAAGTTGTCGGTACTCTTCACAGTGATCCACTTCTTTCTGTCAGTTGTGAGTGGGTCGAGACGGGCCGCCCGGGCATGGGCGGCTTCGTCGTTGGTGGGGGGTCAGGCGAGGGCGATTGCCTTGCCGATCAGCACGGCGAACGGGGTCGCCAGCAGCAGCCACGCGGCGAGGACCAGGACGACGGTCACGACGGGCCGCCAGCGATGGCGGTGAGCACCGTCGGCCGCGGCGCGTCGTCCGGCCAGGTGATCGGGTCCGACCGATCAATGCGGACCCACTCGGCTTTCGGCTGCCCAGGCATGAAGCCGTCGTCACCGTTCGGGCCGAGCCCCGGCTGCTCGGGCAGCCCTTCACGGCAAGTGCGGACGCGGCGCTTGGCGGCCCGCTTGTCCTGGTAGTGCCAAGTCCGCGTGTAGCCGATGCGGGTGACGCCATCGCTGTCGATGTGCGGATCAGAGAACCGGGCGGTCACCCGATACAGGCGCTTCACGCAGCACCGCCGATCGCGGTGCGGTCGACGAGGCCCACGGTCTTGGCGAGGTCCAGCGCGTACGGCTGCCGGACGTAGAGGGTGGTGCGCACCTGCCCGTTGTGGTGGCGGGGTGCGTTGTGCTGCGGGCGCGGATCGAACCAGGCGAAGGACTGGCGGCCGGCGCGGGCCAGGTACTCGTAGACCTGCTCCCGGCAGCCCTTCTTGGCCGACCACCGCTCACCGAGGTTGCGGCGGTAGATCACCTTCCGTTCGAGCAGCAGGTCGTACGCCTGGCGCTCGGTGAGACCGAACTGCTGGCCCCACACCTTCATGGTCACCGCGTCGTCGTTGACGACGTACCGGTCGTGGTACTCGATGGCGGGCTCGGCCGACTTGAGGGCGGCGGAGACGACGGCCAGCTCTTCCTCGGCGGCGAGGACCATGCGGGCGAGGTCGGCGCGGGTGATCTCGGCGGGGTTGGTTTCCGGAGTGACGGAATACCGACCCGTGCGACGGAGCGCGGGCAGGACCTCCCGGGTGATCCACCGCTTGAACTCCTTGGCCTCCGACTTTCGGCTGCGGAGGACGAGGGAGTAGAGCCCCGACTCGTTGACGACGCTGACCTGTCGGCCGCTCTCCACAGTGTGGAGAGCCGTCTCGTCGTCATCGAGCAGGCTGAGCGACGAGTGGATGTTGCCGAGACCGAGCACGGTGGCGACGTCCGTGGCGACGAACCACGGCTCCCCGTGCTCGTCGGTGACGACCCGGACCTGCTGGCCGGAGAAGTCGAAGGGCTGGAGGGCGGTCACAGTCGCTCACCCGCACGGGCGGCGATCTCCTCGGCGATGCGGCGGACGTCGGCAATCTCGTTCGTGTCGCCGAACAGTGCGTATCGCTCTTCGTACGTAAGCCCCAGGACGCGCTGACCTGCCTCGGCCCAGTCGGCGCGGAGACCGGCGATGAGCAGTCCGCGCGACTGCCACTCCGGGTCAGGTGGCGCCAAGGTGGCTTCCGGTACGCCGTTCATCACGGCGTATCCAGCGATGCAGAACGAGGTCCCGCATTCGTCCTCGTAGGTGGCGGCCCACTCGGTCTGATTCCACAGCCCCGTGCCGTCGGTCTTCGCAGCCTCCGCCTCGGCCCACTCGACAGCCTTGCGCAGCAGCGGGATGTTCGGCTGGGGGACTTCAATCTCGGTCATTGCTACTCTCCTTCTGTTGAGGCCGCCCAGGAGCCCTGCCAGGGGCGTTGATCGGGCGGTTTCTTGCGTTGCAGAGCACCCAGCACGGGCGGCGAGGAAGTCAGCCCGTGCCGGGGGGTCAGGCGGTCCGGCGGATCCCGGACCGGGGGGCGAGCGACCAGCGGGGCTCTGCGTCCTCCGCGACCTCGACCCGGCACAGCTCCATGACGGCGGCGAAGTCCTCAGCGCTGAAGCGCGGCTCGCCACGGGCGAACCGGGCGTGGGGCCACTCTCGTCGGCGGCACTTCTCCTTCACGTACCGCTCGGTCTGGCCGATGGCGTCGGCCACCTCGGTGACGGTGTGCAGCTTGGGCAGCGCCATTAGGCCGCGCTCCTCGATGGCGTCCTACCGTCCTGCTTGACGCTGTACATCTCGCCGTCGAAGAGGCGCGTGCGCTCGTCGCGGCCGGACTCCTTGCCGAACAGCACCTTCTGGATCGCGGCAGCCAGCTCTGCGCTGCACGTGTCGCGATCCCCGGACACCAGATGGCCGATCGCGGACCGGTGCCGGTCGGGCTTCTTGGGGTCGCATCGCGCCGCAAGTCCGCGGATGGACAGCCCCTGCACGGCCATCAGGCCGACTAGAGCTTCCCTGCTTCGGAGTCGCACTTCGAGCCTCCAGATGTCCCTCATTCGGGTGACCTCCACGGTAGACGTTCGTCCTGTCGTCCCGCAAGACGGTAGGACGAAAAGACGGGGGTGTCTACAGATGGACACGTTCGGGCAGCCCGTGTTTCGCCGGAATCGGGAATGCCAGGGGTGGGATTTGTAGACGCGGTGTCTACAGTCCCGCTGGACGACAAGACGGCGTGGCAGGAAGGGTTCGTAGACGTGAGCCGACTGGACGACGTCCCCGCACCGTGGCGCGAAGCCATGGAGAAGGCCGGGACCTACTCGCGCAGGCAGCTCGCGGACAAGGCAGGGACCGGCACCAGCACGGTGTCGGACCTGATCTACGGACGGAAGCTGACCAGTGAGCCCACGTTGCAAGCCGTTGCAGATGCCCTCCGGCTCCCCGTCACCACCGTTAGGGGGTGGGCCGCGGCCGCTCGTGGAGAACACAAGCCCTTCGAGCTGCCACCTGAGGCGAACCGGCTTGGCCGGCGCCAGCGCGAGGCCGTGCTGGCTGTTGTTCGAGCGATGCTCGATACGGGCGAGAAGCCCACCATCGAGGACGTTCGCGGGGCGGGTGCCGGCGGGCCCTTGGCCCAGCCCGTTGACATCAACTCGCGCAAGCGGTCGCAGGCGGCAGACCGCCCGGCTGCCCGCAAGACGCACGGCGAAGAGGCGCCCGGCGAAGAAGGCGGCGACGAAAAGGCTCGCGACGAAGAGGACGACTGAGTCCCGGAACCGTCGGACCCCCGTGCGACGTTGGTCACCGCACAACCTCGCAGCGGCGCGGGGTCTGGGGGAGGAATCGCCGTGGAGCATTACGACCCGTGGCACGCGCTCGATGACCTACCGGAAGTCACCGTGCTCTGGCGGCATCAGAAGCCTTGCGGTCTCTACTACCACCACGAGCGGATGATCTCGCTACGCGTGGGCCTGACCGCGGCGCAGGAGCGGTGCACCCTCGCTCACGAGCTGGTGCACGCTGAACGCGGCGACTTCGGCGTACCAGAGGCGACGCTGGACGCCCGCCAGGAACTCCTCGTGGAGCGGGAGGCGGCCCGCCGGCTCATCAGCCTCCAGGCGCTCGCAGAAGCAGTGCGCTGGACTTGCCACCCCGGAGAGGTCGCCGAGATGCTGCACGTCGACATGGGGACACTGCGGGCCCGGCTAGAGGCGCTGACCGATGCGGAGAGGCTGGCCCTGGACGAGGCGAGCGCCGAGCACGCCGCCTAGACCCCACCTATCGGGCGGCCCCGCCGATGGCTACGGTCGCCGGCATGTACCCAGGCGAGTTGCCACCTGCCTTCGTCCCCGAGGGTCTGTGGATCAGTCTCGGTGATGTAGCACGTTGGCTTCGCTGCTCGGTGGAGGAAGTGCAGGAGATCCTGGATGATCCCGACGACTTCTTAGAGGCGCAGAGAATGGGGCCCCAGGGGGAACCGCTATTCGCGCGCGCTCACCTAGCTCGCTGGCTGGCATCGCGCGCTGTGCCGGTGCAGCCGCAGGACTAGTTGCAAGTCAGCGGAACCGCAGATGGTGGCCGCCCCTGTAGCAGCCCTCAGATCCGCTCGTCCGCCAGGAGCCCGGACAGGGCTGCCGCGGTCTTGGCGTGCTGGTCGGGCAGCAGGTGCGAGTAGGTGCCCGACGTCGTCACGATCGACTCGTGCCCGAGGCGGTCGCGGATAGTCTCCATGTGCTGCCCCTTGGCGATCAGCCACGAGGCGTGGGAGTGGCGCAGGTCGTGGATGCGCGGGCGCTTCCCGGTGGTCGCCGCGAACTGGCGCACGGCTGGTGCCCACGTCCGGTTGTAGAAGTTGGAGTGGGACACCCGGTGGCCGTTGGCGCCGGTGAACAACAGCTCCGTGCCGGGCCGCGTGACCAGCGGCAGCAGCGCGTCCACGACGTCGTCGGGTAGGGAGACGGTGCGTTTGGACTTCCGCGATTTGGGTGGCCCGACCTCGAACCCGCCGGGGGTGCGCCGCCACGCTTTCGTCACGCGCACGATCGGCGTCGGGTTCAGCAGATCCACATCACCGACGAGGAGCGCCAGGGCCTCGCCGAAGCGCAGTCCGGTGCCGGCGAGGAACGTGACGAAGGGCCGCCACCGCTCGGGGAGTAGCGACCGCAGGTGTGCGAACTCCTGCGGGGTGAGGCACACCATCTCCTCCCGCTCGTGTTCGCCCGCCCTGGTGCGCCTCAGCCTGCGCATGGGGTTGTCCTGCCGGAGCTGTTCGTCCACGGCGTAGCCGAACGCGGCGGACAGCAGGGCGCGCAGGTTGGCGATGGTCTTCGCGGAGACGACGGTCTCGAGCTGGTTGGCCCACTTGGCGATGTCGGCGCCGCTCACCTCGTCGATGTCGAGGGGGCCGAGGGTGGGGGCGATGTGCCGCTCGGCGAGGCGCCGGTAGTCGGCGCGGGTGCGGTCGGTGACGCCGGTGAGGTCGTCGATGTGCTTGGTGACCCACTCGGTGACGGTGGGGACCTCGTCGGGGCGGGCGGCGTTGCCCTGGATGCGCTGCAGGGCTTCCTGCGGGCCGAGGGCGTTGATGAGGTTGGTCGCCTTGATGGCGTCCCGCTCGCGGGTGAAGGTGATGGTGCGCTGCGCGGTGCCGCGTCCCCCTTCGCGGTACATGACGGTGAAGCGCGGCTTGCCTCCAGCGGTGGGGCGGGAGCGGTAGCTAGCCACGACTGACGGCAATCTCCCTCGCCCGCGCCTTGATCTCCATGACGGTGTCGTCGTCAGCGGCTTCGTTCCACGCCTGCAGCGCCGCCCAGTTCGGCACGCCCTGCTCGGCGAAGCCGTCCAGCCAGAACTGCGGGATCGCGCCCTTCTCGGCCTCCGTCATGGACCGATTCTACCTGTGACGTGCTGCCAGGGTGTTGCCACGAAACGGCAAAGGCGCAGGTCTCGGGCTGGCGAGCCTCTGACCTGCGCCTTTGCGTGCTTTGCATGGGGTGAGTGACGGGGCTCGAACCCGTGCGGTACACGCTCATGGTCCCGAATGACCTTACAGACCGGGTCAGATCGCTACGGGCCGACACGACCGGGCACCCCTTCGCCACGGTTCGGTGTTGCCAGGAGGCAACACGCGCCCCTGATCCGGTACGTTCCCGTCCACCTACTCGGACGGGGAGTCCTCATGGCCACCACTTCGCCACGAAAGCCGATGCCATGGGGCCTTGCAGTCCTCGGCGCCGTCTGCGTGGTGCTCGGCAATCAGATCCCGATCTTGTT